CGAAAGCCAACTTGACCGGATCGAGCGTCGTTTTAAACTACACCACGGCGATTGCCTAGACGTACTCAAGACCCTTGCGGATTGCTCGGTCGATGCGATTGTTACCGATCCTCCTTACGGACTGTCGTTCATGGGGAAGCGTTGGGACTACGACGTACCTACCGAAGCGGTTTGGGTCGAATGCCTTCGCGTACTCAAACCAGGAGGCCATCTGCTGGCCTTTGCGGGGACGAGGACGCAGCACAGGATGGCGGTAAGGATCGAGGATGCAGGATTCGAAATTCGCGACATGATTGCGTGGGTGTATGGTTCGGGTTTCCCGAAGTCTCTTGATGTATCGAAGGCGATCGACAAAGCGGCAGGGGCAGAGCGGGAGGTTGTGGGCAGCAAGATCACCGGGAAGGCTCTTGGTGGTAGCAACTGGAAAGACGGCAACGCAGGAGGGCAAGAAGTCGTTGATGTCACCGCCCCCGCTACCGAAGCCGCTAAGCAATGGGAAGGCTGGGGGACTGCGTTAAAACCATCGATCGAAACGGTTACAGTCGCTTCAAAGCCGTTGACAGAACAGCAGGAACAGCTTATAATTCAGTCAAACCTATTTCAACTGGAGGCTAAGTTATGGTTACTGTCGAATGCAAAGCTTGTGGAAGCGGATTTAACGTCAAGCCGTCTCGATCACGAAGGGGCGTTTCGTATTGCTCAATGGACTGCCGAAAAACTCATCAATACACAGGAAGATTTGTGCGGTCGGATGGATATGTCGCGGTTCGAGTTGGCGACAAGTACGAGCTTGAGCATCGCGTTGTCATGGCGGCGCATATTGGGCGAAGCCTTGAGCAATGGGAGCATGTTCACCACAGGAACGAAGTTAAGCACGACAATCGACTGGAAAACCTTGAGCTTCTCGCTATCGCAGATCACGCCAGAAAGCATCATAAAGGCGTGCAGCCTTCCAGGTGGGTTCAGTGCAAATGCCTCAATTGCGGAAAAGCACTTCAACGCCTCGCTGTTGTTGTTGCAGAGCATCCACACACTTTCTGCAACAGACAGTGCTATGTTGCAGGAGCAAGCAAGACACCAGGAAGAGGGCGTCAAGCCAAGTCTTGACCCTTGCATTATGGCCCGCAAGCCCCTTATCGGAACCGTCGCAGCGAACGTACTCGAACACGGAACGGGCGGGCTGAATATCGATGGGTGTAGGATAGAGGGCAAGCCGCCAAGCGTTCCGCAACCATCGTTAGGCGTTAGGGAGCGGATCACCTACGGCTTTGGAACTGGCGAAGGTCGCAACGGCGAAATGAGTGAGGCATCGGGCCGATTCCCTGCCAACTTCATCCATGACAACAGCGAGGAGGTGCTGGCGTTGTTTCCTGACAGCGACGGCAGCGGCTCAGCAAGAACGCTTAATCGCGGCCAGCGTGACGATGGATGGGGAATGGCAGACGAGCCGGGGCTATTGCGTGACGCAGGCTCCGGCAGCGCAGCACGATTTTTTTACTGCGCTAAAGCAAGCCGCGACGACCGGGACGAAGGGTTACCGACGGATCAGCATTCGAGCCATCCAACGGTCAAGCCTACCGACCTAATGCGTTACCTATGCCGACTTATCACACCGCCAAACGGCATCGTCCTAGACCCCTTCATGGGCTCAGGATCGACCGGTAAAGCGGCGATGGCTGAGGGCTTTCGGTTCATCGGCATCGAACGCGAAGCCGAATACATCGAGATCGCTAGGGCTAGGATTTCCGCCGAGGCTGACAAGCCAAGGCAGTTGAGTTTGTTTTGATCCTTCTCAGGTCGGTTCGCCTCGGCAAAGGTGCTTGCTATCTGCGATCTGCAAGAGTCCGGCCAAATGAACTGGTGCGCGGTACGAGCCGGGATGCATAGCCCAATCGACCGTCGGTAAGCGAGTGCTTAATCTCCACTCCGTTTACCACGGGGCCGCTCGTTCGAGAGGGCGGGCGGCTCTTTTTAAGTATTTGTGTTATTTCGTATGTGGGGAACGTGCTACAATATGAAAGTTCAGCAAGCGGCATTGACCGCATTTTTCAAGGACATTGATCCATGCGACGGAACGCTACAAAGCGAGAACGCGATTTGCTCTGGATTCTCCAGGACGGTCGTTGCGCACTCTGCCAACGCGAGCTTTCTTCGTTCGATGTGGATCATGTCGTACCATTTTCACGAAAGGGTGAAACGACGATATGGAACGAGCAAGCATTGTGCGTAGCCTGTCACAAATTAAAGCACAGGTCGCCAAGTTCAAGCAGCAACCTAGGCGAGGTCAGTTAGACGCAATAAAGGCTTTGTCGCGTCAAGCGAATAGGCTTAATGTCAAACTTCCTACTGGATACGGAAAGACGTTTACGGCTCTTTCGGTTTACTCTGTTTTGCAATCACTTGGGGAAGTTAATCGTCTTTTGGTGATTTTCCCGACCGATGCTCAGTTGTTGCAATTCGAGGAGTCGGCATCGAGATCGATGGATAAATGTTGCATCGAAGGGCCCAAGTCGGTTTGCGATGTGCGTTTTTTCGGCGCAGAAGCAATTGCGAAACATCAGAAAAACCATTGCCAAGTATTTGCGATCACGGTTCAGTCTTTGATCGGATCGAGAGGTATGGATAATGTGACTGCGTTGCTCGGCAAGGGCCGATGGATGATTGTTGTTGATGAATATCACCACTACGGAATAGACCTTCCATTTGGTAAAGCCGTTAATGCTCTTTCGCATGAGTTTATGCTATGCATGTCTGCTACTCCTCACAGGCCAGATCGAGACGGAGCGTTTGGAGAACCGGGTGTATCTGTAACATATCGAGAAGCTGTTGACGAAAAATCCCTGAAGCCTTTGCGAGGTCACTCGTACAATTACAAGGTAGATGCGGTCACGGCTGATAACGAAGTGATTACTTTTACAACGGATGAAATAGTTGCTGACGCTGGAAAAAACTCACCGGAAGCGATTCAAAAGATGATTTACGACAGAAAGCTGCGATGGTCTCCTAAGTACATCAGTCCACTAGTAACAAATCCAATTTCTAGGATGATTACCGAGAGAATTCGTACAGGTCACAAATTGCAAGCGATTGTCGGCGCGATGTGCGTTTCTCACGCAGAGATGGTTTGCGAGCAAATACGCGCTGCGTTTCCTGATTTGGTTTGCGAATGGGTTGGTACTGGCGATGATGGAAGATCCATAGAAAAGAATCGGGAAATCCTGAAAGGTTTTGCTCCGACAGATGGTTCATTACCAAAGGTTGATATTCTGGTTCACGTTGGAATGGCCGGAGAAGGGCTCGATACAGTCTATGTTTCCGAGGTGATCCACTTAAACGCAGCTAACATCAACAACACGAACAATCAGGAAAATGGCCGAGCGGCGAGATACTTATCGGGCGTGATCGGAAACATTAACTTTGATGCCGGAAGCGGATACGCTGTCAAGGGATATGTCGGTGGTGCGATAATGGACGCGATGGACGAGCTGCCACCGAAGTCTGACGAATCCGACATCGATACAGATCGACAATCCGAAAAAGATGACCTTTGGGAACTTCCCGAAGAGCCTTTCATACGGATTATAAACGCGGAATGCACAAGTATCGACAGCGGAGATTCGGAGGTTCAAAAGATGGCAGGAGAGTTAGTCAAATTGGTTCCAGAGTACACGAAGGTCGATGTTGAAGATAAAGATAGCCATCTTTGGATACACGCAATTGAAGCTGTAAAAAGAATGCGATCTGCTGAGGCGGAGCAACACAACGAGCGATCGACTATTTTGCAATGGGAAGAGCAAATTAAGAACGCAATCAGTACAGCGACAGGGAACGCAATTAGGTTGATGACGGATAAAGGGATGCGTATCGATAAATCGATGGTCGGAGATATTAAAAAAAGGATTTATTCTAGAAAGAAGCGAGACCTTGGAGCGGCTGAAAAGAACGTGACATCGCTCAAGCGACACTACCAATGGATTTTAGCACTCAATGTTGGCATGACAGCAGAAAAGGAGGTTCCATCATGGTTAAGATAGATTCAGGGCCAGTTGAAGCTACTGACAAATTTAACGACACGCCAAGGGACAAATGGCACTTGTTGTTGATCGCCAGGGCATCGTTTCTGTCTCGCAGATTGG